CCGTGGCGAACGGCTTGTCGGGGTCGAACTCGTTGCCCATGGCGCACCCCCTATGCGGACGCCTCTACCATGCCTGCGGCCCTGAGGGACGCGAGGAGCGCGTTGAGCGTGCCGACGGCGTCGTCGGTGGCGTCCGCCACGGCGGCGGCCTTCTTGACCCCTCCCAGCGCGTCGGCGGTTGCGGCAGGAAGCTCGTACGCCTCGGGGATGGTCGGCTTGTCGGTCAGGTCGTTGTACGACCCGCCGAAGCTCGACGTGCCCGCCCCGATGGCGGTTCTGGCGGCCTCGGCGCTCTCAGCCTTCATGAGGGAGCGGCCGGTTTCGGTCGCGCCCTCGATGGTGTCGGCGGTCGGCGCTGCGGGAACCTCGGGGATGACTCCCTCGGCGAGCTTCTCGGAGGTGACAGCGCCGTCGGCGATCTTGGCGGTCGTCACGCTGCCGTCGGGGACGTCTGACGCCCCGGAACCGCCGGAGAACGCCGTTCCGTCCTCGTTCACCAGGTGCGCCCTGCGCGCGAACGTCCCGACGGCGACGGGCTCCTCGTCCTTGATGACGACGATGGTCTCGTCGAACACGCCCATGCTACTCCGCCCCCTCTGCGGTCTCGGCGGCGGCCTTCTTGGCCGAGGCCTTGGAGGCCTTCGCGGCGGACATGCCGGACGCGGCACCCTTCAGCACGGCCAGGCCTTCGGGGTCGATGACCGCGTAGGCGTAGACGGCCTCGGTGCGGTAGGCGATCTGGTTGTACGCCTTGAGGTCGACGCCGGTGCCGTCGGGGTCGCCGTACTCGATGATCTCGGCCGTCAGGTCGCGCACCATGCCCCACTTGATGAGCGAGAAGTCGCCCATGAAGGCGAGCACGTTCGTCGGGGTGGTCGCGAGGCGGCCCGAGACGGTGCCAGAGGTCGCGGCGCTGATGCCCTCGATGGAGCCGACGTTCAGGTTCATCGGGATCTCGGGGTACATGCGCATGCCGGTGGAGGGGACGCGCACCTTGCGCAGGGCCCCGGCGAGGGTCTTGGACAGCGCGAAGCCGTTGATGTCGTAGACGTCGTTCAGCGCGTCGCACAGGGCATCGATGTCCGCAACGTAGTCGCCCGATGCGGTCACCTGCTTGGCGGTCGCGCTCAGCGCCTCGTAGCCGCTCAGGGGGTTGCCCGTCTTGGGGTTGATGGCGTGGTAGACAACGTAGTCCAGGGCGCGGCCCATGGCGCGGGCCTGGTCCTCCTGGATCTGGCTGATGATCTGGAGCTGGTTGTCCTCGTCGGCCCACTGGAGCTCGGAGGTGACGCGCGTGGTGGTCTGGACCTTGAAGGTCTTGGCCGCGACGTTGGTGGTCGTGTACTCGTGCGAGCCCTTCTTGTCGCCCTCGGCGAGCACCTCGGCCTCGGCGTTGCCGTTGAACAGCATGTATTCGGAGTTGGTGAACAGCTGCGGGCTCGACGGCGACAGCGTCGCGATGGTCGAGGTGTCCCGCGCCTTGTTGACGATCTCCACCGCCACGGAGGTGGGGAGCTTGATCTTGCTTGCGGTAAGGGCCATTGCAGTGCCTTCCTCTTAGTCTTCCTTGCCCATGAGCTGGCGGACGAACGATCGCTTGTCGTCGGCTGCGGCCTCCTTTGGCTGCTTGCCGTCGCCGGGGACCACGGGCAGCGCGTCCTTCTTGAAGTGCTCGGCCACCGCCTCGGCCTTGGCCTTCAGGTCGTCCTCGCTGTCTGCGGAGAACTGCCTGAGCACGTCGGCGGGCACGCCCGTCTCCTGGGCGACCGAGGCGACCCAGCCAGCGCGCGCCTTCTCGGCCTTGAGCGCGTCAGCCTCGGCGGCCTTCTTGGCGTTCGCCTTGGCCTGGCGCTCCCACTTGCGGGCGAGCGCCTTCCAGTCGACGCCGTCACCCTCGGGCTCCTCGGCTGCGGGCTCGGTCTCTTCCAGCTCTTCGGTTTCCTTGCTCTCGTCGGCCATGCGGCTTCCTTTCCTGCGGGGCCATGCGGCCCGTCCGATTTGCCCAGCGCCGTGCGGCTGCCGGGACGTGCGTATGCGGGCGGCCGCCGTGCGGCGGTCGCGTGTCGCCTGGGTTGGATTGGATCATGATATGATGCGGTTAGGAGACGATTCCTACCGGGGGACAGTCCACCGGTGCCTGGGCGTTTCTCCTTGGGATGGGATGGCTCTGTAGAAGGACTTCTCATCCCACGTGAATAGCCCGACGCAAAACCCGCCAGCGTCTTGGGGGGTGGACAGAGCATCGGGCGTTTTCGTGATATACTCTCATAAGGAGCCATTGCCCCCTGGGTTAACTCACAGGTGGGGCGGTGGCTCCTTGTCTCCACAGGCGATATATCGTCTCGTTTGAAGCAACGAACAGAACTTCGTCTATTTCGGGAAAATCATCCCCATACAGAATTTCCCTGATATCTTTAATCATCAACTCAGAGTCAGCTCCGTTTTCGGTGTTGCTTATCAGCAGCTTGCTGACCCCTTTTCCCAATGCCTTTTTGAACTGGTTTTTAATGGTTTTATCGTTGTACTTCTCGGGAATCTTGAACTCCCATGCAACGCCATTCAAATAGGCATCGGGAACCTTTTCTGTTTTCGGCTCTGGTATAAACTCGACGTTAAAGCCGTGGCTGGCAAGGATGCCCGCGACTTCAACCTCCTTCTTGTATGGCTTTGCACCGCGTAGTTTCGTCACCTTCCCCGGCTGCTTGCGGTATACCCAGTCCGGCGAGCGCGTGTTGATCTCCCTGGCGATGGCGTCGATGTCCGAAGGACCGCACCCGGCCGTGCGCATGGCGTCGCGGTACACAGAGCCGTACCATTCCGGGTCGTACCCCTCGACGGTCGTGCCCTCGACCCCGGCGACCACGCGGCAGTCGCAGTGGCGGTGGTAGGAGTTGAACCGGGCCCCGACGTCTCCGGCGGCCTCGCGCGAGGTGTACGAGAACCCACGCGAGGCCATGACGACGCAGAACCCGCACGTGGTCACGCCCGTCGGGACACGGGCGAAGCGGACGCCCTTCCCGTGATCGCGCTCGGCGTTGTGCGAGGTCGTCAGGTTGGCGGCCAAACGGGCGCGGTACTCGGCCTCTGCGGCTACGGCGGAGATGAAACCCTCGATGTCGCCGGAAGCGACCTTGCCCGCCTGGTAGCGGGCGAACCCCTCGGGGTCGTAGTCGCCCGCATCGGCCATCTCGGCCGGGTCGGCCTCGATGCCCAGAGACGCCACGACCTCGTCGTAGGCGTCGCACGCGACCTTCGCGGCGGCGTCTCCGTAGTTTGCCTGGGCCTGCTCGAGCAGGGCGATGGCGTAGTCGCGCAGAAGCGCCACGTCCTCCGCCCCGTTGATCGCGATGAAGTCGCGCAGGCCCTTCTCGACGAACTCGTAGGCGGCCCTCTGCTGCTCGGCAACGCGGGCGTCGTAGGCCTCCAGCTCGCCGGAAGTCATCTCCACGCCCGCTCACCGCCTCACTGCTGCGGCTGCTGGCCGCCCGCCTGCTGCTGGGTCTGGTTCGTCACCGCCGGGAGCCCCGCGCGGGTCTGCTGCTGGGCCAGGAAGCGCGACGCGTTGACGTAGCGCAGCTCCTTGCGGATGCTGCGTATCTCGGCCTCCTCGTATCCCAGGTCGCGCCAGAAGGAGTCCGTCTGCGCGTACTCGGGCACGGCGCTGGCGACCTTGAGCGCGAAGTCGGCCCGCGCCGCCATCGATGGCCGCTGGGGGTTCTCGAAGTGCGCCTCGATGGATCGGTCGTCGTCGGACAGGCCATCCAAGTCGGTGCCCCTCAGCTGCGCGAGCGCCATGAGCGCCACGGTGCGAAGCGCCGCCCCGTTGTACGCGTTCAGCCACTCGGCCTCGATTATGAGGTCGTTCTGGGAGGCGTACATTGCCTCTGCGCTGCTGGGGTTGTCGAACACGATGCCCAGGGAGTTCAGCGGAACGCTCGTCTCGCCCGCGAAGCGCTTAGCCAGGGTCTGGAGGTAGTCGCTGTGCGGCTGCATGCTCATCTGCGCGAGCTGGCCGTACTGGGGGATGTCGCCGTTCTTGTTGGCCGTGATCATGAGCATGCGGTCGATGTACGCCTCGAGCTTGGAGGCCGCGTAGGTCTCAGCCGTCTTGCGGTCGACGCCCAGGAGGTATCGCTGCGGGTAGGTGTAAAAGACCGCAGCCACGGCGGCGTTCGTGGTCGCCAGAACCGCCTCGTCGGTTATGGAGCGCACCGCCCGCGATATGCGGCTCTTGCCGAACGGGCGGTCGAGCGTGGGTCGGTAGCGCAGCGGCTCCATGAGGGGGCGGCCCAGCGGGTTCTCGGCGCGGTCGACCGACCAGCGGCCGTTTCTCATCCTGCGGCAGACGTAGGTGAACTCGTCTGTGTACATGTTCACCCACGACGGCGTCTTGCGGCCGCCCGCGTCCTCGGTGACGTCGACGACGGCGATGCCCGCGCGGATGCGCTTGCGCCGCTCGTCCCATATCGCCGAGGCGTTCAGGGCGCTGTACGCGCTCACGAGCACGGGCGGCTCGCCGGGAAGGCCCCGCGACACCGTGAGGAAGCTGCACGAGCTGATAAGCTCGCTGGTGAGCGCCTGGCGGTACAGCTCGCGCATGTCGTTGGCCTGCACGACCTCCGCGAGGTCGTCGGCAGCGCTGCCGTCGGAGACGAACCCGTTCAGCACCGATCGCGACGCGAGCGAGTCGACGGCCTTGGCGGGCCAGCCGCACACGGTCCTCAGTCCCTTGAGCTGCTCGGGGACGCCCATGTCGACGTTCCTCAGCATGTGCCTGGCGTTGTAATACGCCTCGTTTCGCGCATTTGACGAGACGTGCCGCCCCCACTCGCGCAGAAGGCGGTTGAACAGCGCGGCCTCCGCGCCCGTCATTCCGATGACGGCCGGGTTCACCTGGTAGAGCGTCGCCTGCGTCACAGTATCACGCACCCCCCTTCGGGGTCTCTCTTCGTCGTCTTCGCGCCCCACAGCGCGAGGCTCGCAGCCTCAACCGGGGCGCTCGACTCGCCGCCGTACGCCCATGCGCCGTCGTTCCCCACGGGCCTCTTGACGCACGACAGCGCCGACTCGTCGAGCATGGCCTGGCCTCCTCCGGGGTCGTCCCAGTGGGTCACGGCGCGGTCGCGCAGCGCCTCGTGGAACATGGTCGCGGCCGCCACGACGCCCTTGGAGCCGGGAACGACGAGCGCCTGGCGCGGGTACACCTCGCGCAGGCGGTCGATGAGCGCGTCGGCCCCCTGGCGTCCGTCGACCACGACCGCCGCCACGGTCTCGGCGCGGCGCTCGTCGCACAGGAAGTCGGTGAGCCACCCGAGTCCCTCGTCCATGGGAGAGGAGCCGACGATCTCGACGTGGGGCCTGCCGTCCTCGGGCATGCGACAGCCGCACAGGGCGACCTGCGAGCCGTCCGGCGCGAACTTCACGGCGAAGGAGCGCTTGCCCGACGTGGGTCGGTCCTCCCCCGCGACCGAGCACGCCGACCACATGGAGCGCGGTATCGCGCACGCCGCGCGCTGCTCGCTCCACCAGCCCAGGCGCTCGCGCGCGAAGCCGTCGCGCGACATGGTGTTGAACTCCTCCTCGGTGAACTCCTCGTCGAGGCGTATCCCGAGGGCCGGGTTGGCCGCGTAGCAGTCGTCGAGAACGTCGGAGAACGACGCATCCTTGGGCGGGCACTCATCGACGCTCCACTCGTGCCAGCACGTGCGCCTGCTGGGGCGCGCTATGGCACCCTTGCGGATGCGCGGGAATACCGTGCCGGGGGAGTTGGGGCCGGGAGGGGTTCCGGTGTATATGAGCTGGCGGTAGCCGGTCGGCGAGGCCGCGATGGTGGACATGAGCGCCTCGACCTGCTCGTCGGTCAGCTCCTGGGCCTCGTCGTAGACGACGATGGAGTAGGTGTTGCCGCGCGACGCGCCGCGCGAGCGAGCCGAGTACTCGACGAAAGCTCCGTTGGACAGGTAGATGCCCTGCTCGCCGTTGGTGCGCCGCACGTTGACGACCATCGACTCGACCTCGGGGTGGGCCGTGTTGGTGAACAGGGCGGCGAGTCGCTGGAAGCTCTTGTTCGAGGTCTTCACCTGGTGGGCGGTGTGCAGTATCTTCTCGCCGCACACGAGCATCTTGTAAAACTCGTACGCCTCGATGATGCCGTTCTTGCCGTTCTGGCGCGGGCACGACGTCCCGCAGGTGGTGTACATCGGCCCGTCGGAGTCGTCGCGAGCGGCCCACGCGTCGAGCACGAGGCGCTGCCAGGGGTCGAGCGAGAAGCCGTACGCGCCTATGAGGTCGGCGGCGTCGGGCCCGTCGGTGTAGTCCCACGCGGCGGGCTCGACCCTAATTCGCGGCTCTTGCGCGCCTCTCCTGGCGCTTGCCCGCGACGAGCCTGAGGACGTTGTCGCCACCGCCCGCCACCGCCTCTCCGCGCCCGCCGTCGGCTATGCCGAGCTGCTTCGCGAGCTGCCTGATCTCGGCGCTCGCCTGCTTCATGGTCGATATCTGGGGCAGGGCCTTGAGGTCGCCCATGTCGTTCGTGTACGCGACCTGGCCCACGGCGTCTATGTCGTCGATGCACGTCTTCACGACCGCATGCCACTGGCACAGAAGCTCCAGCGTGGGTACGTCTGCCTGCGAGAAGTCGCGACCGGCCGTCAGCTCGTCCCACTTGGCACTCTTGAACGGGTCGCTTGCGACCGAGGGAGGTTTGGAGACGGGCACGGGGCACCCCCTAAACGAAAAAAGCCGCCCCGTGGGGCGGCTCTGCGCGGTAAGCATTTGCGAACTGCGTCAGTAATGAACGGAGTATCCCTTCATTCTCAAGGGCTTTCCGTCTTCGCCAATCATCTCGGCTGGATTGTAATAAGCGTCGTACGAGCGCTTCGCCTCGTCCGGTGCGTCGTCCCTGATGTGGTACCCGCGCCCGTCCGGGAAGAACATATCGTCAAGGCCCTCATCCTCCGGGACGACATACCACTCCCTGTTCTTGAGGAATAGCGGCTGTTCGGCAAACATATCATCACCTCGTCGTGTTTACAGCCTATTGCCCTTAAGCCAGTCCCTCATTGCCTTTCCGAACGCGTTTGGCGATCCGGAATGGCAACTGGCGAACGACTCAGCGAAGAACTCGGCAGAGTCCGTGCGACCGTAGTCTGAAACGCTGCTGCCCCTTTTCGCTCCATATCGAGACGTTGCAATCGATCTTATCTCGCTGGCGGCTCTGTTCGAGAAGGCGGTTGCGTTCATGCCGCTCCTAGCAGCAAGGGCGTTGCTTAGCATGTGGCCGTATTCGTGCGTTATCGTATACCTTGCATCGCTTGTTATTTTACCGTCGGTGGCCGCATGGTGTCCAGATTGAACAGCCCTTCTCTGCGACGCTACGTTGGTCGATATCGTCCCCATGAGGTCCGAACTGATAACCATGTACTGGTTCGAAGGACGGTCTTCGTAGTAGAACACCGCCGCCTTGGTGTTCGTGCTATTTCCCGTCGTGAACACAGGGGAATCGCTTGCGGAGATCGCGCCGTACTCTCTCTCAAGCCTGTTCAGCGCGATTGCGTATGCACCCAAAACCGCCGCATCGATTCCGTTTGTTCCGGTAACATCGGTAAAACCGACTTCTCTAAACATCTGCTGGATGTCGGACCTTCTATCTGGCGCTCCTCCGACGTTTCGCATGCTTCCGGTTCTCTTCCTGCCCGACATGCTGTATGCGCCCCTACCGCCCATTGCGCATCCTCTCCGTGACGGGGTTGGAGTACTCCACGACCTCGGCATCGCCAAAGTCGAACCCGATCGGGCCGCCGTATAGCAGGACGCGCCGGGGCCTCAGGGCACGCATCGCCTCGGCCATGCCGTCGAACCACACGGCCGTCGCCTCGCCGTCCCCCTTCACGCCCACGGTCGACACGGCGACGGTCGAGCGCCTGGGGAGCCCGCCGAACGCCCAGGGGTACGTCTCGGGCTGCGCCCACGAAAGGGTCGGCACGACGCGGATGCCCCTCGACTGCCAGAAGCTCCCCAGCGCGCGCGAGCGGTACAGGTTCCAAACCTGCATCGGCAGGGGCATGTCCATATAGAGCGAGAAGTCGGGCGTCAGCACGCAGTCGTAGCCCTTGAGGCAGTCCAGATACCGCTCGGGGCTGTTCCACACGCGCTCGAACTGGTAGTCGTCGATGAAGAAGTGGCACGCCTTGCCGCGCTTGTCGGCGTCTGACGCCGTCTTGGCGTAGTTGAACCCCATGAGGTCGCGCGGCTTGGCCATGCAGCCCTTGAGTCGCGGCATGCCGTCGCGCCCGCAGTCGTCGCGGCTGACCAAATCAAGGTTATAAGCCCGGTCGGTCTTCAGCCGCTCGGCCCCGTAGTCGAGCGCCCTGCTCTTGAAGTCGCACCCGAAACGGCTCATGTCGAGCTTGGCGATGTTCCTGAC